TCTGTGTATCGGCTACACTAAAAGACAGTGGAGCAGTGCCGAGAAATTTGGCTGTCTGCTCGACTCCGTCGATGGTGATCGTCTGTTTATCAATTGAATCACCGACGAAATTCATGGCGGTTGTAACGTTTACCGTATCACCCGTTATGGTTGCGCCAGATACGCCATATGTTGCCTCAACAGATCCTGCTGTGATTTCTCCGGAAGTCAGTATGCTCGCATTTGCCAGTGCAGCATTGATGGCCTCTGCCGTTACAATGCCGGCGATATCGATATAGTCTGATTTAATTTTCGTCGTGGTGGTGCCGTCTGACAGTTTTTCAACGATCACGCCTGCATTCAGGTTTCCAGAGTCGTACAGGCCGTACTCGACATTGTTACGTTCGACTTTCAGACCGCCGCCGCTTTTGACGACCAGCCGCTTGTTCGACCCGGACCCGACCACATCAAACTCACCGACAACGCCAGTGATGTTATTCCGCTGCGTCCACAATGCGGATCCCAAAATGGTGTTGGTGACAGTATCCTTGACTTCACTGATGGCTTGAGAAGTTCCGACCGTCTCATATACGCCATCGCGCTCGACTTCCAAAAAGCCACCGTCTTTGATCTGTAGGTGCACATTGCCGTCACTGTCTGTGATCACGTTATACTGTCCGCAAACCGCCCAGACTGAATTGCGATTGACCCAGATATCAGAGTTATCAAATTCCTCGATTTTTTCCTCATGCTCTTCCAGATCACAGTCTTTCGACGTGTTAGCCTTCTTGCCATGATGCCCTGACTTTGTGAGCTGGTAGAGCACGCCCTGGATCGTTTTCAGCTCGTCAGCCAGAGTCACCTGCACCTGATCCTCAGACACGATGCAGTTGCTCCACGACAGCTCGACGATCCGCTCCGTCACAGTCATGCCGTACTCAGGAAGAGGAATTCTGCACAGCCTGCCGATCTGCAGCGCATCCAGCGGTTCACCGGTTGCCTCGCTCAGATCCAAGCCGCCAACCGTCACGGATACGGACGGGACGCTGTGTTTGTCCAGGTTCGTCTGTGCCCAGTTTTTCAGCAGCGTTGCACTGTCGATCGTGCTGTCCGTCAGCACCTGAGAGATCACACCCCACTGGGCTGTGTTTTTCTCAAGATAGGAGGAGCCGCCGTTCACACTGTCGATGTGCAGGTTCTTTTTACCGGTAGGATACACCCGAGTGTACATCTGGGAGCGATCCAGAGTCACCGCCATGGATTCGACATTTCTGCTCATCCGCATTTCCATGATCGCCGTCGTCGGGAACGCTTTGAGGCTCACCTTCCACGGCAGTGTGCTCTGATCAAATTCCCACTGGCAGTCTGGCACATTGTCTTTGATTGTCTCCAGTGCGGAATAAACATCCTGATGTGTGAATTTCCAGCCCTGGCTGATATCCGGATAATCATTCTGGTACAGGTTCCAGAGCCGCTCGGTCTGGAAATTGAGCATATAATTGATGGCTGTGTTGATATTGGTCGTTGTGACCCCTTTGCCGCCGATGGTTTCCGGTGTAATCTCGCCGAATGCCACAACCTCCTGCAGCAGACCGAATGTGTGCTCGAGCGTGATCGTGATCTGCTGATTGACATAGTTGGTTTTAACGTTTTTGACGTAAAACACGCCGCTCATGTGGCCGTGCGGAGAGGTCACCAGCACCCAGTCGCCTAGAGCAAGCTGAATCTCATCGTCAATCATGATCGTGATCGTGCATGAGCTGAGTCCGTCCGTTCTCCACGACTGCGACATGCTGATCGGATGGATCTGCCCGGCGGGAGTCATGGTATGGCCGGACAGTTTAACAGGGAGAATCATTAGTCATACCTCCCTCGTGCAAAGAAATTAAGACCCAGAGCCACATTGCTCTGGACTCCTACCGAATACCTGCCAACCGGCATCCAGATATCGTCATTGCTGTCTGTCGTGCGTTTTGCCATAACGGAGCGATTGGTGCTGCCGTTTCGGATATACATGCTCTGTATATCCTTGCTGTTATAGTTGATAAACAGTGTTTCACCGCTGGCCAATCCCAGACCGGTCAACCTGATCTTCTGACTGCCGGATGTGATCGTCACGCTGTTGCAGGTGGATCCGGAATTGTTTGTGAACATGATTTCCAGTTTCGTCGGCATCGTTCCGGGATTCTCAACGACGAATGATGTGTCCGTCGATGATTCGGATGGTACCTGCCCAATGCCGATGCTGTCGATCCAGCACGGGATGTCGTACGCCCGGAATGTCATCTGCAGCGGATTCGCCCACTGAGCAACATTACCCAGTGCCGGCAGTGCCGCGCAAACCACATTCAATACGTGATCGGTGCTTCTGTATCCCACCTGCAGCTGGCCACCATCACGCGCCCAGGTGCAAACCTTGCCATAAATTTTGCGCCGTTTCGTGAGGTCCCGTTCATTAATGGCAAACGACACAACAACATCCCGGTACCGTTTCTCCATTGAAACGAAGTGCTGACCATTCAGACTCGCACGACTCACAGCAGTAGGATTCAGATTAATCATCTGTTCATCAATGCCTTGAATGATGATAGAGGAGTCCACGTTATACAGCTGCGTGCCGTTCAGACTAACAGATAGTTTTGTTCTCACATGGACACCTCCTTATAACATTGTGAGCCGCATCAGGGAGCCAGTCATGGCCTGTGATACCTGCCTCTGTACCGTTTGGCCGTCGATGTTTACATCTATATTGATGGTGTTCTGAGTCTTCAACTCAACATTCTTTTCCTTATTGCTCATGATCTGCTGGAATACGGATGCAGGCAGGAATTCCAATTCTGGATTGGTGCGATACTGCTCCACGATCTTGGTCAGCAGCGTGTTGAGCAGTGTCGTGTTTCCCTCGAATGCATCCTGCAGGTTTTTCCAATCATCTTCAGTATTGGTGTGCGTCCGCATTGCATCCCAGTAATCCTGAGCCGCCTGGATCTGATCGTATGTGTACCCGGCAGGCACCGGGCTGGGCTGTTTGGGATTAGGATCATACGGAGTGTACGGCATTCCCTCGCCGGCGGCCAGAGCGGCATTTGTGATGTCTTTCAGATGTTCCTCCAGACTCACACCTTGTTTAGCCGCGTCTGCCATGGCTTTTGCGTATTCCCATGCATTCTGCATGCCAGCCTCATGGGCTTTTTCGTTGGCCGCTTCCTGCTGTTTGATCTGCGCATCTGTCAGTGTATCGCTTGCGGCCGTGCTGGGTGTGATCAGTGTCAGCAGTCCAGCAAGCCACGGCACCGTCTGGATCAGAGCCGTACCAATCGCGGCACCGATGGACGTTGCACCGATAGCAGTCTTTGCACTCGTTCCCAGAGCGGCTCCCAACAGTTTGATCTGAGCCATGCCGAGGCCAAACTGGGTCAGCGTATTAGCCCAGCCGCCGAAGCCTTCGCCGGTTGTCGCCTCCAGAACCTTGTTCCGCAGCATCCATGGCAACAGTTTATTCAGAGCCTCGATGATACTATCGGAATTGTCGGAAACCCACTTCAGCACGCCGCTGAGACTGGCCAGCAGATTGCCGATACTCTGCAGCACGGGATTGGTGGATGTCTGCAGAGCCGTCGCCAACTGGTCGACAAAATCAGACAGATCCGTCATGGATTTGCTGATGTCCTCAATCAGTTTATTGAGGTGCTCTTCCATGGTGAGCACGATTTCAGCTTTTTCATCCTTGTTCAACAGTTTGCCGATATCGCGGAGGATATTCATCGTATCCTCGCCCAGCTCGTCCATGTTGAGAACTTCAGACAGTTTAGCACCCACATTCATGCGGATCTGCTGCCACATGCCCTGGATTTCTGTGATTTTATGGGCGACCTCGTCGAGTGCATCAATCTCAGGTGAGGACAGCTCCATGCCGGTGCCTTTGACGTTTTCAAAGTATTTCGCATTGATATCGTTCCAGTTGTCGGCAACATCAACCATGCCGGAACCTTTTTTATCTCCAAAAAGCTGAGCTGCCAGCAGATCACGCTGTTTTCCTTGACGTGCAGCCAGTTCCTTCATGACGGCCTCAAAGAAATCCCAGTGGCTATCATAACCGCTCTCCTTCAATCCCAGCTTTTTGAGAGCCTTCATGGTCTCTTTGTTTTTGCTATGAACGTTGGAGACCAGCTTCTGGATACCACCGGTGATCTCTCCGGTGTCAACGCCTTGCAGCTGGGCACCCGACATCACGCGCTCGATGTCGGTGAGATTTCCGCCCCACATCGTCTGGATCTGTTTCCAGTCACCTGCGGCAGCCCATGCCTGACCCATCAAGGCAAACATCTCGTCCACCATGGCCTTCATGGTGTCCACGGATGCGGAGAAGATATTCTCAATCGTGTTGCCAACGCCGCCGACCACATCACCAATCGACTTCAGACAGTCGTTGAAGCTCACGACATTCTGCATGGCCTCGCCGGATCCGTCCGACACATCACGCATGGCATCACCAAATTTGTGTAGGACATCCTGGGAATCCTGCATCTGGTTCTGCATCCGTGCGAGCTGTTCTCTGGCTTTATTCAGTTTCTCAGCCCATTTGTCCTGGACTTCCTGATTATCAGCGTACTCTTTCTTGGAATCAGCCAGTGCCTTCTTCAGAGTGTCGACAATTTTCTGCTGCTGTTCGATTTGTTTCTTAAGGCTTGCACTCTTCTTGCTCGCCTTATCCTGTGCTGTGGCGTTTTTGCCCAGCTCAGCTGTCTCAGCTTTCAGCTCAGAGCGCAGGACGCGCAGACTGCGGTAAGCATCTTCCAGAGCTTTTTTGTATTCCTGCTCACCGTCCAGCTGCAGACGACTTTTCATATCAGCCATTTCCTCACGCTCCTCCAAAAAGTTTTCCGGCCAATCTAGGTGCGGCAAGTGCTATGTCGTACTTAGAACGCCACATAAAACAGTCCATAATGAATCCGGGAAGCATGCGACGCATCTCACTGTACGAGAGTCCAGCAATCAATCCCTTGCTATAGATCTCTCTGGTCGTCAACAGCTTCCCGTCTCTCAGTTTTTTTTCTTTTCCTCTTCCTTGAGTTCTTTGAGATAGTCGTCACGGACTTCTGCATCTTCCTCGTCCGCAGACTGCATCTTGTTGCCGTCGTTGAATGCAGCAATGATTGCACGCATGATCACAGCCACTCTGCCGGGAGAAGTGTGCCTATCGAACAGCTCAACATCCGAAACGATCTCAGGGATGCCCAGATAATCATTCGCAGCCGTCGCCATGCAGCAGAAGATATCGCTGATAACTTTCTTGCTTTCCTTGGTGCCGTGCATCTTTGAGAACGCCTCGCGAGCGTCCCCGTACTTATCCTCAAGCCACTCTGCCACGCTCATGTCGTAGCGCAGCGTGTATTTCTTGCCTTTAATCGTGATAGTAGTCATTTAATGTCCCTCTTTCCTAAAACAGGAGAGGCAGGATCATTCCCACCTCTCCGTATTGATCTTACTGGATGCCGGCCTTGCCCTTCACCCATGCGATTGCGTCGGCCTCAACCGTGAACTCCGCAAAGATACGGAAGCGGTTCTTCAAGTCGGCTGCAGGACGGACGGCCAGGATGTGACAATCCATCTCAGGTGCCTGATACTCAGTGCTCTCGCCGCGGGTCTGGTTGTTTTCGTTCATCGAATACTGGGTCTTGAAATACCAGTAGCCGATGTACTTCGGATTGCCGTCGCCGGAATCTTTGACCACGAAACCAGTACCAAGATACGGCCCGGGAGCGTCTACGGTGGCATATTCCTGAGGAGCACCTCCGGTCGGTGTGCCGAACTCCTCCTCACCGAGAACCATTTTACGGCCATCGATGTCGATGTAGGTCGTGCCGACCGTCATGTCACCGGACGTGATCGTGTTGTCGTGCTCGACCTCGACATTGTCGCCGTGCAGAGCAGCGCTGCCGCGGTTCCAGGTGAGGTTGGCGGACATCAGATGTCCGATCTTCCGGCCTGCGCCATAGGTCGGCAGGCTGCCATCGGTTTCAGTGGTCAGCGGTGCAACTGCAAGATATTTCAGTCCAATAACTGCCATAATTAGTCCTTTCCGGAGACATACCTGTCCAGCACTGCCTGCATGGCCGCTGTGACCTTATCACGTGCGGCGTTTTCGGCATCTGTGACAAAGTGATCCCCTTTAATTCCTTTTTTCCCTCGCTTGTTCGGCTGTCTGCCGGAATTGAGGATAAATGCTTTCTGAGCATTGGTGATTCTGTGAGAGTCGGTGCCTTGTGGATAGACCTCAATGCTCATTCCATCCGTATCGATGTGGATGTCGGTCTTACCCACACTGTCATACATGGCGTGCGTCCTGACATGCCGCTTTGCCTGTATGGATGCTTTCCATGCGTCAACCAGCACATCCGCGCCGGCATTCAGCATGTCACGCATGCACCGTCCTCTGAGGTCACGAGCAAGTTTTTGCAGTTCCTGCTCTGCCTCTCTCAGGCCATCAGTCGTCAGCCGTGCCATTCAGATACTGATCCATGCCGAACTGCCAGATCCAGCGGTTCATGTTCATATCCGTCAGATACTCTGTGCCAGTCAGACGAAAACTGACGGACTGCTCTTTGAGGATATCCTGCACGGCTTTAGCTTTTGAGTCCTCGCCGTCGCGAACATACAGGATCACATT